TCCGCCCTGGGGCAGTACGACGAAGTTCTGGACGATCTCGGCGGAGTTGAAATACTTCGACAGATCGGTCCTGCCGCCGAGCGTCCTGGAGACCTGCCCGGCGGAGAAGTTCGACTGGTAATTCGTTCGCTCGGGCATTAGGTCGGGTCCTGGATCGGTCGAAAGACCTGGGCGGTCCCAAAGCGGGCATTGATCCAGGTGCTGCCTCCGACCTGCTCGACAGGCGCCTGGTTATTGTCCACGAACGAGGCATTGTCGATCGTCTGCTGGTATATCGTCCACATCCGGTCGGACCTCGAGACGGATCCCGTCAGCGTCAGGCACGCCTCCGCGGCGAGCTTTTTGGCGATGGTGGTCTTCAGGCCCGGAGACATCACCGGCACGTCCGTCAGGCGGAAGACATACCTTATGTTGACCGAATCGAGGTCGGTCAGGATCTCGCTCTGCTCGATGCGGTAGGACTCCTCGGGGAGGTTTATCTCGATCAACCGCAGAAAATCCGCTGGGAGCTGGTACGCGGTGGTGTATCCGTAGACCGGTGCGGTCCCCGTGCTGGCGAGCGCGGCGCGCTTGGTCGCCTCGTTCCAGGGGTGTTCCGCGAGGACCGTGTCCCGCTGGAACTCAAACATATCGTTCATCACCCTCGCCCTGGCGGTATTGTCCGTCCGGGCGAGGATTCTCGGTTGCCCGAGGTGGTGGAGGGCGGCGTTGATGATCGCGGTTTCTGAGTTCGATTCGGGCATGGGGAACTCCTATGCAGGATGATAGGACAAAAGGATGATCGAATCATCTGAGCATGGCCCAAATAAAAAAGGGTCCCCCCCAAACCGGGGGGATCCCTTTCAAAGAGATCGGCGCGGAGGTCATGGCGCCGGCGAGGTTGCCGTACAGGACCAGATCCCGACACAAGATCCTCGTCAATCGACCGTGTACAGCACCATGAAAGCGATCGTAGCTGCCAGCGGACTGGAGACTGTCGCTGTCTGGTACATCACGATCTCGTACTCGGGGTTGGTCGTCTCGTCGGAGTCTGACGAGTGTGCCTGGAGTTTGTCGAACGAGTTGGCGATATCCAGCGCCTCAGTGGTCACGTCCGTCCAGACGATCACCGCCGCCCGGAATTGCGTACTTACCGAAGCGAACTGGTCCTCGTCGATGATGGTGCCGTCCGTCTGGGCGAGACCGATATTCACCGCAGACTCCGTCCCGCTGTCCATGTCGTCGTTCTTGATGTAGATCGCCAGGACCCGGGCGTTGGCGGGCAGTCGGCACAGGCGTATCGTGTCGTCGTTGGCGTCGAAATCCGCCCCGGCGACCTCGAAATCGTCCGCCATGACCCTGACTCGCCCGCCGGAAACTGCGACATCGTTCGGGACGGGGGGGTCCGCGATGATGTTGGTGATTAGGGTGGAATTAGTATTTGCCATGATCTGAAACTCCTAGCTCACAGGGCCAAGTGCCGTTGGGGTGGGGTAGGACCCTGTCCGTATTTGCCCTGTAACCACCGCTCGGAACGCCGAGCGATTAAAAACCCCGTGCCGCACGTTGCGGCACCCTGTCTTACAGATCCTCGTCCGCGAGGATCTCGATCACCTTCCCTTCCTCGAGGCGGGTGGCTCCGGCGTCCATCGAGAGATAGACGTAGGTGCTGAACCGCTTGTCCGCCCGCTCTTCGACGCGGGTGCGGATCTCGGACCCCATGCCGAGCATGATGCCCGTCTTGTGGAACGCGAGGCACGATCGGACGTTCGTTGCCGTCACTTCGGCAATTCGCTGAGTGCGGTGGAACTGGAAACCCATGAACGTATTGAGTTCCGCGTTGACCAACGCCTTGACGGAGTTGAAGTCACTGCTCGTGACTGCGGTGTCCCGAAGGAGCGCCATGAGGTTGGACGCGGTGACTGCGATGTGGCGGTCCTCCATCGGAACCTCATTCGCAGACAGGAGTTCCGACGCCCGCCGCAGCTTCGCCACGGTGAGGTTGGAGTCCGCCGCGCCGCCACTTTCGACGTAGTCCACGGCGATCGTGCCCGCCGCGGGGAAGGATGTAGTGGTCGAACCGTCCACGCCCGTGGAGGCATTGCCCGTGGCGGCGGTGACGATGTGGTCGTCGAGACGGCGACCGAACGCCCACGCGGCATTCTGGGCATAGCTCGACTCCGGATCGATCAGCATTCGGACCTGATCGAAATCGTCGATGAGATCGCCCCAGTCGGTGCTGGTCATGGTCAGCATCCTGCGTGAGTGGGGCGTGTTCACCAACGGGGAATCGCCGTGACGGGAGGTCACATCGACCGCCGCCGTCGCGCCAATCTGGTCTACGAAGGACTTTTTTCCCTTGATTGCGGTATCCACCGTGACGGCGTCGCGAAGTGCGGACCCGCGCTGCTGGAGCAGCATGGAGATATTCGATCTGAATTGATCGATAAAGGCGGTTGTAATCTGGTCAGACATCAGGATCACTCCTTACAGAAGTGATCCGAGACCACTTCCGAAGCGCGTATAAACCACGTCTTCGGAAGCGATACCCGCGATATGCGGACGCGATCCTACCGTACACGGGCGGTGCCGGCGGTCTCTATTCCCGCAGTCAGATGGACCCCACTGGGGAGATACCCATCTGTTTGCCCCTCTAGCGTTTTACACCTGCTCGGTGGCGGTCTTTCCCGCAGTCAACGGACCATTTCGGGATACCCGTTATGAGAATAATACCCGGATGTTCCGCCGTGTCAAGCGACGGCGGGTTCCGGGTTCTTCGCCGCGAACAGGTCCTGCATCTCCTTGACGGCGGCGTCGTGGGCGGGATGACTGCGTGAGACATACGCTTCCATGAAGGACGAGTCGAGTTGTTTGGACCGGATCGCCGCATCCGCCTCGACGGGGGTCATGCGGAAACTCCGACCAGACCCCTCGCCCATGATCTCGTCCGAGGCGATCGCCTTGCCGATCTTCGCGAACGCCTTGACTAATTCGGGGTGATCGCCCAAACCGCTATCGTCCATGAACGATTTGAGCTGATCACCACCGAACTCGGCGACCGCCTTCCGAGCGAGGGCGACACTTTCCTCCAGTGCCTCCCCGAACTCGGTTTTGAGGGTTTCGCCCCACTCCGTCCTCTGCCCGGCGGAGCGATCGTTCGCCACTTTCTGCATATCGGCGGAGACATTCGCTTGGAAGCGGATGAGTCTCGCCGTCTGCTGCTTGTTCAGACCCATCTCGTGAGCCTCGGCGAAGAACTGCTTCATCAAATCCGCGTCCAGCACCGCACCCTCGGGCAGACCCTCGGTCGGTGCCTCGTATCCATCTGGACTGTCAGGCCGGCCCAGTGCCTTGTGGAAGGCGTTCCGCTCCTCGTCGGTGCTGTCGGCGCCCGGCACAACCACCTTGTCCTTCCCCAGCATCGCCTCGGCGTTGACCAGTTTGTTGACCACCTCGTCCATGGAGGCGAGACCCTGGATCGCTCCGACCTTCTTCATCTCGTCGGAAAGCGAATCCATCCACTCCCCGCCTTCCGAGGACTCCTCCTCGTCCGGAACGGTCGCGGAATTCGCCCCGCCACCTTCCTCTGCGAAGAATACGCGGCGTTCAAACGGATCTGAAATCGTCACTCGCATTTTGAATCTCCTTCTGGAATCGGTCGGGGTCGTACCTCAAGAGCGACATTATGTGTAGCACAACGGACCTCTGCCCGTCGCAAAACGCTGTCTCGTAAGGGTCGCCGGGGACGTGGATTTGGTCGCCTACCTTAAAGACCGCCATCAAATCCCACAGCACTTTCTTCCCGTCGTCGGTTCCGAAAGCGGTCTTGTAAATCTGCGACCTTGTGGATTCCCGCTTCTCGTGGTCCTGCTTAGGTGGCGGCACCAGTCACCTCTGTCATTGCACTGGCGGCGTCCTTCGCCGCGGAAGCGGTCCCCTGCGCCTCGAGGATGTCCTGCTGCACCTGCTGGCGGCGACTTTCCTCATCGCGCATGGCGACGACATCCTCGCGGGATTTGAGGATTCTCTGCGGAGAATTGAATAGCGTTGACCCGTAGCGGACCAGTTCGTCGTCGTCGAAGTTCTGCATGATCGCAGGATTGACCTGGACGAACGGAGACAGGAACAGCATGAACTGCTCGATGTTCCTGGCGTCGGACGCTCGCTGCGACAGGGCGAGAGGCGAGACGTAACCGATCTCCAGCTCCCTGCCTGCGATCAATTCCGGAGGCGGGCCGAACTGACCCTGGTTCGCTAGTGTGTGGAATGTGCGGGTGATCATCGGGCCAAGCAGTTCGCTGGACACGCGGGCGAGGAACGGCGCCATGACGGTGAGTCGCTGCGCGAGTCTGGCGTTGATCTCCACGGTGGTCATCCTGTCCCGCTCGGGCAGTGCCCCGACGACATCGAGAAAGAATCCCTCCTTGATCGCGTTCTGTCGCTGTGCGATGTCGAGATAACCGGATTCCAGGCGGGCCTGGGTCTGTAAAGGACGAATCGGTTCGCTCATGTTCTTTCGGTAGATGATCGATCCCGGCGAGGTGTAGATCGGCCCTTCGATTCCCAAGGCGGGCACCTCGAGGGGCGGGTCCACCGCTTTCTCGAGTCCGATGAGCATCGTCCTCGTCTGGGCGTTGATCAACCTGATGTCTGGCATTTTCTTCATGGCGGGCGAGCGGCCATAAATCTCGCTCGCCGCCTTGCTCCACCTCGGCGTGAGGAACGGGAACTCGTCGAACCCCTGCTCGTGGACGATCTCCTGCTCTTCGATGTCGATGGCGATCGACGCGAACTTCTTGTTCGGCCCGTCCCGCCGCACGGGGTCGCGATCCTCGCGCGGATACACGCAATGGATGTAATCCCGTTTCTTGTCCACCCCCTGGTCCTGGCGGATCAATTCAAGGACCCGCCGCCCGACCCGGTTCCCCCACTTCGCGAACGCCTGCCGGGGCGTGAACTGGAACTTGCGGTAGACCGTGTCGATGTCCTGGCCGAGTGACGCTTTCAGGTAGCACTCCGCCAGCGGCAACGCCCTGAACTGCAACCCCATGTCCACCCCTACGGGTTTTTCGACGATCGACATCACCGCCGTCCCGAAGGCAACCAAGTCCAGGTAGACCTCGTGGATCTGCGTGGCGAACTTGAACTGTGGCGAGCTGAAGACTCGCAGCATCTGGAGGACCGCGGCGTCCAGCCACAACCGCACCTCGCGATCCTCGTTCAGATCGTCGTCAACCGCGTTCAGGGCGAACCACTTCAGACTCGCGTTCGTGAGCAACCCGTCAACTGCGGACGCGAGCGTCTCGCAGGCGTCGCCCGCGGTCCCGTCGAAAATCTCGCGGCGGCGTTCCTCGCCCCCGGCCCGCTTCGTCGAGAAGTCCCGCGTGGGCAGAACGAAGTCACTGACATCCTGCCAATGCGAGTCCCACAGGGACCGATCGGTCTTGACCCGATCGAAATCCGCGAGAATGGATTTTGCTGAATCCGGCATCTATTGCCCCAGTAGCGTCTTGAGTGGACCCGCGTTCAGGTCCCCGCCGCCGGACAGTATCGTGGACGACCTGCCCCGCGCGGACGCCCTGCGCCTGCGTTCAGCATCCTGGGCGGCGGCGGCGTCCGCGGGAGATTGTCGCGATGACGGTGGTTTGGGTACTGCCGGAACGCTTGGTTTGCTGAAAAGGCTTGACATCGATAGTACCTCTAATAGCTCAACGGATTATAGTCACGCCGCCGGCGGGTCGTGGCCGGGCGAACCATGGTGTCTGATTCCGTCATAGCATATCGTAGCATCATAATCGCGTATCTCCACGCCGACATCAGGTCATCCTTGATCTGGACGATTTTCCCGTCCTTGCGATGATAGAACCTCTTTTCGTCCAGAAGCTCGTGCTGGTTGCTAAAAACCTTCAACCTGCCCGTCCGCATACGCTCGAGCATATCGATTATTCCTGGTTCCAGTGGTTGATTGCCGCCGGTTTTGTCGTCGTATCGCGCCGATCCCCCCATCATGTTCGCCCCGTTGTCCATGTATTGCTGCATGATCGGCATCCCATCCGCCATCCCCCGCTTCAGCCCGTCGTGCGGCCAGGCGACCGGAATCCACTTCCCGCGAGCTATCAGCGCCTTGGCGTGGTACACCGATGTCTGGTTCGGTGCCTTGTATGAATCGTAGGTGTAAATCACGTCGCTGTCAGGATCGAGGGCGATCCAGACCGCCGCGGCGGGGTGATCGATCCCGAAGTCCACACCGGCGATTCGCCGGAAGTATCCGGGGATCTCGAACGGGTCGCATATGACATCCTCGTCGGCGAGCGGGAACACCGCCCCGGTCCCCATCATGGGTTTCCCGCTCGCCCGTGTCGCCCGCTCATGCTCCGGGTATGAGTTCCACAGGCGGTCCTGCTCGTCCTTGTCGAGGTGATCCACCTCGTCCCAGGTCGCTGACTGGAGGTAGATCCCCCTGCCCCCGTCCATGAAGTGCCTGACCGCGTCGGATATGCCCTCCATGGGCGTGAAGGTCAGCACCATGACCCCCTTGACATCGATCGTCCTGGTCAACGCCTCGGTGAAGATGTCCATCGGTGGTTCCTCGTCGCACCAGACGAAGTGCTGACTGGTCCCCTGCCACGCTTCCCGCCCCTGCTTGTAAGTCTTAAACGTGACCTTTGACCAACCCCCGGTTCGATGCTGTACCCGGCAACTGTCCGCGACTCCGGAGAGACCTACCTGCCGGTATGAGGGGTCCTTCTCGTGGATCGCCCGCGCGGGAATCCATCCGGTCCCCACGGGGTCGCCAAGCAACGCCGCCTGGACGATGTCGCGCGAACCCTCGTTGGTCTCGGAACCGACCCAGCAGCGGACTGGGGTGTGGAAGCGTCTGCCCTTCCACCACCTCGGGTACTCTCCGGTCAGGTGCAGGGCGCACTCCGCCGCCATCGATCTGGTCTTGCCCGTCCGGTTGCCCGCCATCAGGCACCGTTCCGCGTGGTCCGCGCCGGCGTTGTGAAACAGCACCTGCCACGGGTATGGTCCGCCGCCGGCCCCGGGATTGTCGTAGATACGGATCTGCTCTCTCGCCTCCGCATCCTCAAGTTGCTTGAGCAAGAGCGCCCCCTGCTCGATTGGAGACAGGCGATCGATTGAGGCGGGCATCTAGTACCTCCTCGGACGGCGCGCGGCGGAGTGCGCTATGGCGACAATTTGTTTTCTCGACCGCTTCTTGGATGAACGATTGCTTCGATTCGCCCTTGTCAATTCCGATACGTTCGAGGAAATGGTCTTCCGCGACGAACCCTTTTTGAGAGGCATGGGTTACTCCTTTCGGAGCATTATATCTCACGGTTCGCACTTGTTCAGTACGGTCTCGGCAAATGCCACCAGCATTCTCTGCTGCACCTCCACCTGATCGACCAGACGATTGACGATGTCGAGGACCGCGGGATACTGCTTCGCCAGATCGTTGAGGAGTAGGAGGTCCTCTTTTGTCAGAACGTCGCCGCTCATATCTGCCTCGCCACGCCGCGTCACGTCAACTTGACGATGGTCCGCTGCTCGATCGACGCGGTGATCTCCGCGGTGACGCGGGAGATCCTGTACACCTGATCTTGCTTGGCTACCGATTTCAGCATCCTCTTGGCGCCAGCGGTGTCCCCCGTCTTCCCGATATCCGTCCAGGTCATCCCGTCCCCGCTAGGTTCCCTGACCTGAAGAATGTATCGGGTCTTCTGTCCGGTCGTGTCGGTCATCGTCGTCTCCTGTTGTAAAAAGTAAAAAAGGTAAACATTGTCCGATCTCTGTTCGGTCCTGGCAGAACCCCCGCCATGCCCTACCACACCACCGCGTGGGCGATGGAGCAGGTGAGGACGGTTTCCTGCGCTGCTGCACTACGTCCTTCGCAGACCGCCGGCGGGTGTGGGACGCCGGCGGATTAGCGAGACGGCGGTGCAGCGTGATCCCCGGGGATGGGGGGCGGTCCCCGGTCCTACCCGCAAGGTCGCTTGGGTCTCATCGAACGGGTCGGAGTGGATACCGCCCTGTGTCCCTCTTGTCGCGTCCTTGCGTCTGGATCCC